CCGACCTTCAGGGGGAGAGAAGAAATTATCAAAAAAGAATCGATAAACTTGTCTATCAAAAAAAAGAAGCTGAAAGAAGAGAAAAAGCAGCTCTTGATTTTGCGAAGGGATTACAAAAGAAATTTGATGTAAATGTTCAAAAGCTAAACTCTACTGACGAACAGTATCTTAAAGAATTAGATGCAAGAGTTGATGCTCAAAGAGAACAAGTCAAAGTAGCTCTTAAAACTGCAATTGAAAGTAATGACCCGACCAAGATTATGGAGGCTAACGATAAGTTAACTCAGCTAGCTGTTGAAAAAGAAAAAGCTAGATTAGAGATTGCTAATCGGGAAGAACTTAAAAAAGCAGCAGAAGAGAAAAATAAACAACAAAAAAACGTACAAGCTGATACCTCAAACAGCGGATCAGATTCTATGCCACAAATTACACCAAAAGCTAAAAAATGGGCTGAGGAAAATAAATGGTTTGGAACTGATGAAGTCATGACTAATGCTGCTATCACTATACACAACAATATTTCTCAAGAGGGTATTGAAGTAGACAGTGATGAGTATTATAATGAAGTTAATTCAAGACTAAGGAAATATTTTCCAGGTAGTTTTGATGACACTAAAGATGAGCCAAAAAAAGAGACACCGAAACCCGTCCAAACGGTTGCCTCGGCTGGTCGTAGTCAACAGGGACGCAGAACTGTGAAACTCACCAAGTCACAAGTAGCTATTGCTAAACGATTAGGGGTGCCACTAGAGGAATACGCTAGATACGTGAAGGAGGATAGATAAATGAGTACAATAGATAGAACTTCACGGGAGTCAGATAAGAAAGCTTCAAAAGAAGCAAAAAAATCTTGGACTCCACCATCCAGTTTGGATGCACCACCTGCACCGAATGGGTACGCCCACAGATGGATACGTACAACCGTTCAAGGTTTTGAGGATACAGCTAATGTATCTAAAAAAATGAGGGAAGGTTGGGAATTTGTAAAAGTTGATCAAGTTAGAAACGAGATTGGCGATAACAGTTACCCATTCTATACCGAAGGTAAATACGAGGGGTGTATAGGAATTGGAGGCCTTGTGCTGGCAAGGATACCAGAAGAGATTTTGGTTCAACGTGCTGAGTATTTCAGAAGAATTACTCAAGATAGAATGAACGCTGTTGACAATGATCTTATGAAGGAACAGCACCCAGACATGCCTATCAATATTGATAGACAGTCGAGAGTGACCTTTGGTGGTAGTCGTAAAAAATAATTTTTTTGCAATACCTACTTGGTCATTAAAATAAACTGTTAGTTAAATAGGAGAACTAAACTATGGCAAATCAACTAGAAAAGTTTGGTCTAAGACCATACAGAAAACTAGACGGTTCACCATTAGTAGGAGCTCAAAACAGATACGTGATTAAAGCAGGAAGTGCTACTGCAATTTACCAAGGTGATGCGGTTATCCCTACATCAAATGGTAACATTGAAAGAGCAACTGCGAATACATCGGATGCTGTTGTGGGCGTGTTTAACGGATGTTTTTATAATGATCCAACAACTCAGAAGCCGACTTACAGTAATTACTACCCTGGCTCAATTACTCCAACACAAGGCGATATAACAGCTTTTGTTGTAGATGATCCAGACGCAGTATTTCTGATGAACGCTGATCAGAGTTTTGTTAGAGCAGACTTATATAAGAACTACTCTTTGTCAAACACTACTGGTGTAACACAAACAGGAATATCAAAAGTGCAACTTGATGTATCAGTATCAGGTGTTGCGACTACTTTTGCTGTACAAGCAATTGACATTTCACAAGATCCAGAGAATTCGGATGTGACTACGTCAAATGCTAATATTCTTGTTAGAATCAACAATCACTTTTACAGAAGTGGTACAGGCTTAGCATAAGGAGAATAAACTATGGCTATATCAAGAGCACAGCTAGTTAAAGAACTAGAGCCAGGTTTGAATGCTTTATTCGGCCTGGAATATAATAGATATGAGAATCAACATGCGGAGATTTTCACGTCTGAAACATCTGACAGAGCTTTCGAAGAAGAAGTAATGTTAAGTGGTTTCGCTTCTGCACCAACTAAACAAGAAGGTGCTGGAGTAGTATTTGATCAAGCAGGTGAAACTTTCACAGCTAGATACAATCACGAAACAATCGCTTTAGCATTTGCTATTACTGAAGAAGCAATCGAAGACAACCTATATGACAGACTTGCAGCGAGATACACAAGAGCTCTTGCAAGATCAATGTCTAATACGAAGCAAGTTAAAGCTGCAAACGTATTGAACAATGCACAAGTTGCTACTGTAACTGGTGGAGATGGAGTATCATTAATTAATGCTTCTCACCCATTAGCTACTGGTGGTGTCTTTTCAAATGTTCTTGCAACTGCTGCAGACCTTAATGAAACTTCATTAGAACAGTCATTAATTGACATCGCAGGTTTTGTTGATGAAAGAGGTTTAAGAATCGCTACTCAAGGTAGAAAAATGATAATTCCAAAAGAATTACAATTTACTGCTGAGAGATTGATGAAATCACCTCAAAGAGTCGGCACAGCTGATAACGATATCAACGCAATTGCAAGCATGGGTATGGTACCAGAAGGTTATTCAGTGAATAACTTCTTAACTGATACTGACTCATTCTTCTTATTGACGGACATACCTAACGGACTAAAACACTTCGTTAGATCACCGATCAAAACTGCAATTGAAGGTGACTTCGATACTGGAAATGTAAGATTTAAAGCTAGAGAAAGATACTCTTTCGGATTTTCTGATCCAAGATGTATTTTTGGTAACGGAAATTTACCAACTAGCTAATAGATAATACTTTTTTTAGTATTACTTAAAGGGGCGGTGTTCACATCGCCCCTTTTTTTATGTATAATGAAAATACCTAGATTAAATATTTTGTAGACTGACTAGGCAGACGGTATAGAGACTACAAAATTAACGCTATACAGGAGGATATTATGGCAAGAACTACATTTTCGGGACCGATAAAATCGGGAACGATTCAATATACTACAGGTACTGTACTTGGACAAAATAGAGCTAATGTTGGTTTTACAGAAGTTGGAAAACTAGCACCCACTCTTATCAACTACAATGATACCACAGCTACAGCGACTGGATTAATTATTCCAGCGTACTCGCAAATAACAGAAATTTCAATTTTTGTTGAAACATTATTTGCAAACTCATCTACAACTACTTTAGCTTTAGGTGATGGTTCAGATAATGCTACTGACATTGCAGCAGCTCACAACATTGCAGCAGGAGCAGTTGGACCATTAAGAATGCTACAATCAGCTACTGATAGATGGCAAGTTGGAGCAACAGATATTGAGTTATTTGCAATTGTTGTAACTAACTCAGCTACAGCTGGACAAGCAAGAATCGGTGTAAAATATTTACAAAATTACCATAACGATTCGGCTCAAAAAGTATAATAAGTAAATAGTGGCTCCTTCGGGAGCCACAAACTAGGAGAATTATGAGTTTTAAAAATGATATACAAGCAACAAGATTTACGGCTGCCAGTGGTACTGCGATTATTGCACAACCAATTAGACTAAGAGGAATTTTTGTTTCATCTAATGGCGGTGGTGCAGGATCAGTTGTTTTAAATACAGAAAAAAAAGCAGGCGGAACTAATTTATTAACTGTTGATATACCAACAGGTGATGTGGTCAGTTTAAATTTTCCAGAAGATGGTATTTTATTTCCACAAGGTATATTTGCTTCAACAGTAACAAATGTTGCAGCAGTAACTTTGTTAACAGATAAATACTCTGGACCTAATTTAACAACAACTAATAAATAATTATGCCAGGTGGGGCTTCGTTTATATCCGACCAACAATCGGTACACAAAGCTACCGGTACGCATGTCATGCGTGCAGCAAGAGCTCGGTTAACTAGCATTCAAGCTAAAGGCCATGCAAACGGCACTGTTGAATTTCATGATTGTAAAACTACGGGTGCAGTATCTGCTAGCAATCTTAAAGTAAAATATACATTTGGTACTGAAGGATTAGATTTATATTTTCCTGGATCAGGTGTTTTATTTAAAGAAGGAATAACTGCTGTAATCACAAATTCTGGTGGTTCAACAATCAGTTACACAGGATAATGGACGAGTATACTTTAGAATTATTAAGTTTTAAAAAAGGTGGGATGCCACCTAGAAATAAAAAAAATTTCAGGTCTACTAAAAAAGGAGCTGGAATGACAGAAGCAGGTGTTAAAGCTTACAGACGTTTAAACCCTGGTTCTAAATTAAAAACAGCGGTTACTGGCAAAGTTAAGCCTGGGTCAAAAGACGCAAAGAGACGTAAGTCATTTTGTGCTAGAAGTGCAGGACAAATGAAAAAATTTCCTAAAGCAGCATTC